AGGCGGGAAAGGATAGCCACTTTCTGGGCGTGCAGAGGTGTTTCCATAGGTTAGCGTATATTTTTAAAGGGGTTACGGGTCTTTTTCATACCAGGTAACTCACTCTTGGAACCTCCCATATGTCTGAAAGGACTCCAATTTAATTTACTAAATTTTTGAGAGTTATCCAACTTTTGATTGGTAACTTCTACACGTTTAGCAAAACCTCTATTGGATTGCTGAACCTTAGCAAAGGCTACCAGGGCACAAAAAGCCACCAGACGGTCCACGTTCAGACCTTCATAGTAAGCCTGCATTTCTTTTAGCAGCATGGGATCAGGTATCCGTTCTACACCATAGATAGTCTTGACGATCTCTCCGTCCGGTTTGGTTTCATGGTCTAGCTCTTCTTTGAGGAATTCTATCCCATAGGACAAAAGGTTTCCCTTGAAGATGGTACCCACGTTCTTCCAACCGTACTCCTGGAACACGTTACGGTTGGCCCCCAGATCTTTTAGAAACAGGATCATGTCCTTGGGTACCAGGTAACGTTGTTTCTTTTTACTGATCATGTACTGGATAAACAAGGCCACGTTATTTTCCACAATAGTCCAGGCATTGTACCACTCAATGATCATCTCCAGCCGCTCATGGGTCTTGTTGATGTCATCAAACCGGCCACACCAGGAAGCCACGATCTTATCCCGTTCTACGGTACTTTCTACTTTACCGTTACCGTCATCTTTTACAACCTGTACCGGGTTCTTGTATACGTAAATGGCACAAAGAGAATCTGAGGTAGTGGTCTTACCTTCTCCAATCGGGTCTATAGAAGCATAGTAGGTTCCAAAGGCAGGATCTTTTATGGGACGCTCGTATACACAGATCACTCCTTCCTTGTCCTCTGTTTTCTTAGAAATGGGAAAGTCCATGATCGGCAGCTTCCGGCTAGGCTTGTCTATCAGCTTTCCTTCTGCATTACGGGAAAGTTCCAGGTACTCACACGGGTACTCTTTATCTGCTATCCGCTGAAGTTGCTTAGCTACCAGGTGTGGAGGAAACACAGACTCTTTACGGGTAGCAAAAGCCTCTTCTATGTTGGTAGGTTTCTGGGAAATCCTGAGCTGGTACTGTTCCGGACTTAAGTCCCGCTTCCACTTGATCCGTTCTTCAATGATGGCTTCCAGAGCTTCAGGAACCTGGGAGTTACCATACCTGTCAATAAACGGGGGCATGCTCCACTGTTCCGGTATAAACAACCCACTCCGTCCCGGAGTGCCATCTTTATCCAGCAGGTTGGTTTGGACTGCGTAGATATCGTTGGCATCCGGACGAAGAATCATTTCTTTTAAAGGCTCACAGGCATTCAGGTCACCCACGGATCCTGCTGCTATGAACATACCAGTTGTGATCATGCCACTCTGCATGGCAGGACGCATGTACTCATAGGTCATGTCCATCTTGGGAGCAATACCAGCCTCTTCATGAAAAAAGTAAGTACAGGGACCACCGACACCATTGGTAGGATCTTTCTCAAAAGAAGTACCGGTAATGATGCTCTTGTTTCCCTTGTATGTGTCTCGTCCTGATATGCGGACTTTGATACGTTGCTGCCAAGAAAATACTTTATCAGGATCTGCAGGCCGGTACCAGGCTGTGTGCTGGTTCAGGAAGTTTTTGTACTCATTAAGCATCCGCCAGGTACCTTTTTCTGAGATGTAGTCTTTTAGGCTGGCTCCCATTTTTAGTACTGATCCCTGCTCAAACCAGTATTGGTTAATTAATTTACCAGCATGAAAATATGAGGATGCTATCTGACGTTTCTTAAGGATGGCTGAATGTTTGTAATGTAGTTCTGCCAGCAGCTCATAAAGAGCCATATGATACTGAGCATCTCTGACTTTAGCAAAGTCAAAACGTTTTTCTTCCTTATCATAGATAGGAAGAAAATTTAACCACATGTAGTAATCCCGGCTAATATACCAGCTACTACCGTTGTTCTCTACAATAATACCTTTCTTACACTTGTTCTTCTGATCATCCCAGTAGTTGATATAATCTTTGGTCTTTACGGGAGCTGCACAATAAAACCCATCTTTTTGAAAACGTCTGCCCTCCTGGTTAAATACCAAACTACTCTCATCAAAATTATACTGACCAGGCTCTTTAAACAAAGTCAAAATAAAATCCCTGAACTCTTCTCTTGTTGAAAAAGAAGTACTACTCCACTGACCATTTTTATAGGTAGGGACCTCTATGTAAACAGATTGATTATTTACCAAAGCTGTTCATTTTCTCAACACTACCCTGTGTCTTTTGCATAAGCTCAAGAAGAGTAGAAAGACTTTTACTTTTTTGAACATCCTTTATATCAGGATTCTTCCAAAAATCAATGTACTTATCCCTGGGTATAGCATACCATATTTCCTGATATGGATTGTAGTAGAATACCCAGCTTTGCAGGTACTCATCTTTCATATCTCCTCTCATTTGGTAGCCGGGCTCCAAATCCTGGTAGGTCTCTTGTTCTTTCATGTTTTCAAGGGTTAGCTGTAGAGGGAGGAGTCGAACCTCCAAGTGGTCTTTAGGAACAGAACATGTCACAATTCTTTTAAAAATTGTGACAATTAGTGGTCAACCCATTATTCTGTCTTTATCAGATGCTCCACACCCCCGAGACAGGAGGGCATGTCTGCCAGTTTCATCACTCTACAGTATGGTTTTAAATCTTCAGCTGTTTTAAATGTTTTATAGAAAGGAATACCGTAAAAAGCTGTCTTGGTATCTCTTACTTTTTCATCCACCACCAACTCACGTGAACTATGCAGAATCATTGTCTCTGGAGTATACAGTCCACAGATCTTGTACACATGTTGCCTACCATGCTTGATTAGGATGATCTCACACCGCTCAGGACGGGTATGTACCAGAGGAAACTTGGGATACTCTACCGTTTTAACACCAATGTCCAGTCCAATCTTATTTAGATCACCAATGTTGTAATCTTCAGAAGCTCCCACGCTGGTATCCACAATACTTACACCCAGGAATTTACCCAGAGCCATTTCACCACCCAGTCCTGTAGTGTATCTTTTGATCAGGCTCTCTGCATCTTTTAGATACCCCTTCTCTTTTCTTTTAGCATTAGCAATCAGGTTGGCTGTATAGTCAATAAGATCTACTTCTTCCTGGGATAGTTCTATCCTGGAAAAATTACTCAGAACGGGAATAACCCACGTGTTATAATCAAGTGGTAGCTGGGCTATCATTGATCGTATGCTAAATTTTGTCCACCCCGAACCTGGCTTTGTTGTTCTTCTTCCAGGTCACGTAGTGTCCCTTTAAAACTCTGCCGTATGGCTTCAAACTTTGCAGCTGCATTAACCAATGCAGTAATATTACCGTCACGTCCATGTTCTATATCAGTTGTTTCCATATACTTTGCCAGCCTGTCCAGCATCGTCTTAATACCCATGTAAGCCCTGTACGTAGGTGTCTGATACATTTTCTCACACCTTTTAAGAGCACCAACAATAAGATCATCATCTGTAGAAAAGTCAGCGTCAACTTCACCCAGAATGATCTCTTCCTTTTCTGTTTCCGGTACATCAAAGAATGGGTTTAAATCAGGATTGGGACAGGTCATGTAAAACAGGTATGCATAGATCCTTAAGTGTTGGTCAGGATATGCATCCATAATGTCTTTTAAAAACTTCAGTGTGTAACAGTGTTCACTGGGAACCACCTTACCGTTCTGTATGTCAAATAGCCTTATCATTTGTATGCTTATTTATACTCGTATTCCAGGATCTTACCCACCAGGTCAGACCTGTGGTTTTCTTTCAGCTTGATCCACTTGATCTCTTCAATCTTTTTACTCAGCTCAATGACGTAGCTCAGACCGTTAAACTCATCACGGATATCTTTCTGCTCGTTATCCCCGTTAATAATGATCTTCCCGGTCTTACCAAGACGGGTCAGGATAGCCAGCATCTGGGACTTGGTCAGGTTCTGTGCTTCTTCCACGATCAGTACATCATCAATGGTCTTGCCCCGGATGAACTGTACCGGCATGGCGGTTACCTTACGCTGGTTGATGATATCTTGAACCCGTTCTTTATCCACACATTTCTGCAGGTTCTCAATAAAAGCTTCCAGGTAAGGGTTGAACTTTTCTTCCAGTGTTCCCGGAAGAAGACCCAGAGAGTTACCCACTTCTATAGTTGCACGTGTCACCAGGATCTGGTCAATCTGTTTTTGAAACAAAAAGTCTAGGGCTGCCTGTGCAGATACCAGAGACTTACCGCTACCCGCCCGGCCTGTAATGACCACCACCTGGTTCTCACGGATCAGTTGTTTAGCTTCCTTCTGTTCACTGTTTAGTTGTACACCAAACCTGATCTCATTCTTTCTTACACGATTGGGTTCTTTCATTAGTGTTTAGCAATTAGTTTATGACGGTTATCTTCCAGCCAGTGTAGCAGGCTAATTACTTCGTTCTTCAGATACTTTAAGTCATAAACTACAATATCCAAAACAACAGGATCTCCATTGGTATCCAGAGCTGTGATCGGGTTACCAAACTTATCTTTATCTACTTCTTCAAAAAGAATGTGATGAATAGTCAGCGTCCCAGGTTTAAGCTTGGGATTATGCTTTAGGATCATAAACATATACAGGCTGAGCTGCAACGTATAGTGGTTCAGGTTACAGTCATCAAGGTGTGAAACCGGAGCTAACATCTTCTGAGTCTTTCCCTCCCAGTTGGTAAATCCCTCACTCTTGATTTCTTTGTTTGTCTTGTAGTCTGTAATGTGTACATATCCATCAATTACTTCTACAAGATCTGACTGGCCACAAAGACCGGCAGATTTCAGATATACCAAATGTTCAGGATATACACCATTAAGTAACTTTTGGTCCGGGGAATACTTAATACCTTCTTTTTCTACCGGCTTAAATACCGGAACTACAGATCCCCTGCGTTCCATATTGTCCAGCTCACAGATGTCCCGTTCCCGGCAGTTGTGGTACCAGGTACCCAGGTCAACGGCCCGTTTACTTTCTGCTTTCCAGGCGGTCTTGATCTCCTCGGGAGTCATGCCGAACCACTTGGACTTTTTATTCTTACTGCTCTTTTCAGCAATCTTGTCAGCTTCAAAAGGCTGCTTAAAATTTCCTATAAAGCTGGTCACAGAGATCCAGTCAATACCGTCTGGTTCTATGCTGCTGTACTTGTGATTTTGGTGTGTAAATGTTAGAATCATACTTGTGGAATCCTATAGGGTTGGTAGGTGTCTTTGGATCTATGTGTTGTAATACTTCTTGGGGACTATGATAGGTAGCGTAGAAACGACCGGAGAACTTATCAAAAATGACGGAGCGGTTGGGACATACTTTATGCTTGGAGTTTACATACTCTTCAACAGACACAATGGCTTCCCTCCTGAACCATTTCTTGACCCTGATCTGCTTGACCAAGACTTCCTTTTGTTCAGGGTACAGCTCTCCACCTTCCAGTTTCTGGTAGATGGTTTTGTTCTTGTACACGGAGTGTACTACTGAGAGTTGTATGGTAGAATCGTCTCCCATTAAATACCCAGGCGTGTGTTTAAAAAGTCTTCTTCTTCCTGAGAAATCTCAGCCTGCCAGTGCCCCTTGGGACAGCTGGAGGAAAGAGAGCGGGTTTTAAGTTTTAAGGAACAGCCACAACCTCCTTTGTCCTGGTTGCAGCAGGGTTGAGTACCGGGAGCTAAACAGCCAGAACCGGTTTCATCGTATGTATCACAGTTGGTACAGATGAACATCCGTCCCTGTGCTATTTCTTCTACGTCATCCTTACGGAAGATGGAGTTTTTAATTCCCTCCAGAATCTGACCCTTGGCTTTCCAGACCCGGATCATGTTCTCTCCTAGTTTCATGAGATATGGATTTATGCATTTTGATAAAGTCTGCCCGCTGTTTTTCCTGGCTGATCAGTTCTTTGATATTCCTGAGATCATACAGGGTTTCAGCGGTCTTGAACCTGGCAGTAATTTTCTGCAGGCCTTTCTGCTGATTGTTTTCTTCAAACTTCTCCAGCATCTGGATCTTATCATCCAGCTTCCAGTGTTTGATGGTAAAATCCCCCAGATTGGTAAGATGCACCCTGGAGTGTTCTAAACCACTCAGGGATTTACGGACTTCTTGCCAGTAAAAGCCAATGATGTCTTCTACCTCTTCCTGTTTGAGGCCGCAAGTTGCGACCACTTTAGGGATAAGCTCTTTGGCTTTAAGTGGCTTCAACACTCAGGAATTTAAAGTCCAGCAAGATGTTACCGTTTGTGGAGATCTTCAGGTCAGGGTGTATGAAAATCTTCTTCTTGTTCTTACCCTCTTTTTTGATCAGGCCTTTTTTCTCAGACTTGGTCAAACAGTTTCTCACTGACTGGGTGGAAGAAAAGATCTTCTTATCAAAGGCCTTGTTGCAGAAACTGGTCAGTTCCTGCTCTCCTTCCATAGCCAGAAAGGTGAGGCAGTTTAGATCTGCCTCACTTACCGGGATGTCATATAGGTAGCAATGGGTAAGAATCTGGTATCTAACAATCTGCCAAGCACTCATTCTGACCCTTTTCTCTACTTGGTTTACAAGGGCCATTACTTATCTTTTTTTAGGGTCCTGGTCTTGGCAGCCTGGCTCTCCTCCTGTTCGTCCTCTTCTTCTTCCTGCTGCGGGTTGGTGATCTGGGCTATAAAAGCCAGGGCTTTAAGTTCTTCAGCTTTGGCAATAGCCAGCTGGCTGCTTAACTGCTGGAGTTCCAGCTGCACTTTCTTAACCTCAATCTGCTCTTGCAGGTAGTTAAGAATGTCCTCCTTGGAGGGAGCTTTCTTTTCTTCTGTGGTTTGTTCTGTACTCATAGGGTTGGTTTTAGTTGATTATAAATCTAGGGAAGATGAATCCTCCTCCTCTGTATCATGGTATTTTTTAAACTTGGTAAAGAACCTATCATATGGGGTATCTATGATGTAGGTGTCTCCGCTGTCTGTAAAGATGGTAGTACAGTCTACTGTGGGTTCTGACGGATCGTCTGAGGTTACTTTACAGGCAATGACCACATCCATGTGAAATGCAAAGGGCAGCCACTTACCAGTATCTTTAATACCCATAAGATCTGCCTTGTCAATATCCATGGTATGACAGTGGATTCTACAGCTGTGAATCATAGTATCTTGGATTTGGGGTACACTATAATATACTGAATAAGTTTAAACTCTACAAATTTACCAGTTACCTCTACATATACAATATTCTGTGTATAAAAAGTTCCCCTTATTTCAAAACTCTACAAAACAAAAAAAGTCGTACTGTATTGTACGACTGCTTGTTATAGATTTTTAGGCTTGTTATCTGGTTACTCCCCGGTTAGCTTAATACGCTCCAGTTCTCTAATTTCCTCTTTTTTGGTGATATTAAACCGTTCCTTGTTACAGAGAAAATAAGTGGCCAGGAACTTCCGGTACACGATAAGGGAGTCTATCAGGGGGTATAGGTCACCCTGCAGTTCGTAGGTTACTTTTACGGGGATAGTATTGTACTGTACACGGATCAGAAGGTTTTTCTCTTCCATATCCTGCAGGGCTTCAGAAAGCATTTTAACTGAACAACCGGGCAACTGCTTCTTGATAAAGGAGAATCGTTGCGGTGATTTTCTTAAGACCCAGATGATCTCAGTTCTCCATTTTTTGGCCCAGAGATCATTGGCCTGGTTAAATAAAAGGTCACTAAACATAAGTAGAGCTAATCGTTATAAGTGTGCAAGTAAAATGTACAACATCAAAACTTGCGGATTGGTTAGTACTATATTTTTAGAAGGTTACTAGGTTACCGTTTGGTAACTATTAATAAGCAGTATTTATAGTCTATGACGGCATGGAGGTTCCTCCATACATCAGAGCCCAGGATACCGGCTATGTGTACTCCTTCTTCTTTTTTGATCATAGCCACCAGTTCTGAAAGATCCTGGGCCCGGAAGTCTGTCCTGACCCGGACACTATCTCCCAGGAGTAGATCTACCCCTTGAGCAGATCGGAAACTGGCTACCCCACCGTATCCCACGGCAGAGCTACTAGACTCATAACTTAAGAATTTCAGACGTTTTTGCTGGTTAAGGTCCAGTACAGATATACTGGCTCCGGAATCCACGATGAAGCTTACTTTCTTACCATTCAGGGTCCCCTGTACAACAGGGATGTTATTGACCAGGATAAAAGGTATATGTCCGGTAAGAGGCTTCTCTGGGTCTTTACAGCCGAAGAATACAACAAAGATAGTTAATAACAGGGTTTTCATAGGAACAGATTGGGGTACAGTATAATATAAGCTTTATTCTGTAGAACTCCTGGTTAAGGTTTTATTACCTGCCTGAACCGGTTAATTATACCCCCGGGTACTTAACTGACTTAACTAGCCCCCCCTTAAGTCACCCCTTAAGTAACCCCCTAGGTAGTATGGTGGAGGGTGTGGTTACCACCCAGTGAAGCTACGCCCGGGCCTCTTTGAATCTAGGTATACCCCCTTATGTTCAGTGGGTATGCATGGTGCATATCCTTAAACCAAAACCCCTGTTTTATGGCAAAGAAGCCTATCTCTCGCGACAAGAATGTTACTTTCCTGTCTGTTGCAGCTTTCAAAAAAGCTATCGGCTGTTCTAGCTTGGAGGTCGTTCACAACTCCAAGTCTAACAAGCTCTCCGTCCTTGCTGATGATGACAGCTTTTACCGCTGTCAGCAGAACATTGACACATCAGGCCGCATGGCTTTCCTGGTCCCTGACAATGACCTGGACCGTGCCTGCCTCGTGAACACCAGCGGTGACGGTACTAGCCCGTTGACCACGAAAGCTGCCCTGTAATAGGGTGGCTTTCCTACTTGAAGATCCTGTCGTACATACTGCAGTACTCGTGCAATCTGCAGCAGGATCTTCAAGTTTTTCTTTCTTTTTCCAAACAACGCTAAACACAAGAGCCGTGAACAAATTTATCAGTGAAAAGGGAGAGCTCAGAATGTTCTTTAATAACGACCTGACGCTCCGCATTTTAAAAAATGCAACCAGTGATACCGTAAATATCAGAATCTTTCATAGCGTGACTGGTGAGTTCTACAGGTTTACTTGGCACAACTCGTCAGAACTTCGTGGACTAGGTGCTGATGAACTTGCCATCTGGATTGACCGGGTGGCTAACGGTAACCTTGAGCTTGAGTCCCTGAAAGATTCAGAAGATGCATACAGGGACTCTATTGCTCAGCAGGATGCTGAACAAGAGCACCAGGATCGTCTGGCTGAAAAAGAAGCCTTGGAAGGGTATCTGGAATACCGGTCCAAGCAAGAAGAAGAGGTGTAACAACCTCTTCTTTTTTTAATTATCTGTAACCCTTAACCCATTGTGTTGTGAAAACATACAAGTTTAAAATACACTTCAGAAATGAGCAGAATAACCATAAAACTGTTCATTACTACATGGAAGCCCTCAACATGGAGGGAGCTATCCACAAGCTCAGCTTCCGGCTCAAGCATCAGCGTATCACACCAGACATCACCAAGCTGGTGGATATACTGGCTGAGCCAGAATGCTTCGTGAACTAGACTACTTGAAACCCTGTTCACGCCCCCTTGAAGCTAGGCTTACCCCCTTATATCCAGCTAATCTGATTAATCAGAAACTCGTTATGATAGCCACCGTGCTAGCTGACGGAACTGTGCTCATCGTCAAGTCTATCAAAGACTTGATCACCAGCATAGAGGAAGTACGCCAAGGTGCGTAAGTCCCGTCTGTAGTTTAGACCTGTACTATATCAAACAAACAGGTCCTAATCTCATTAACCCCTGATATGTAACAGTATCAGGGGTTTTATTATGTAATAACCAGCAGGTTGTCAGCCTGTCAATCATTACAGTAGACAGAAAGAATAATTGTTCACCCTTTATTTTTTTTACCTAACCACGCCCCTGGGAAGCCAGGCATACCCCCTTAGATTCAGCTGTGATTATTTATCTATTTGTTTAACACTTAACAATCCATTTTATGGCAGACAAAAATGTTTCTTTCCTATCCATTGCAGCATTTAAGAAAGCTATCGGTGCTACCAAACTTGAGGTAGTACACAATGCTAACACCGGAAAACTCTCCATGTTGGCAGACGATCAGACCTTTTACCGTTGTCAACAAGCTATTGACACCACCCAGAAGATGAGCGTGCTCATTGCTGATGGTGATCTAGACGCTGCATGCCTGGTGAACACCAGTTCTGAGAACAGTCCGCTGTCCGTACAGGCCAGTCTGTAAGCTGTATCCAGACTAATCCAGGGGTAAAGACAGGAGCTAGTGGTATTATACTACTGGCTCCTGTTCTTTTTTTAGTTGTTTGTGTGTGTTTGTTGGTGGGTGGAAACCCTCCTCTCATACTTAGAAACACCATTTTTACCGTCAAAAACACATTTTTGCGGCGGATAAGATGGCTATACTATGCATAACATAACTCCTTTTAAGCTATCCGGTTCGTGACCGGTAACGCACAGAAGCTGGCTAACTGCCAGCCCGTGACTTATACTAGTTAAACGGTCCAGAACCTCAATACTAGTTTCTTTAAGGTTGATAAACCTTTACAAGCCTGTGGGGCTAC